GTTTTAGATGATGTTAAAGATGGTGATTATCCAACACTTTTCGTACCAGAATCTTTTCGTTATCTAAGATTAGAGATAGTTACTGGTTCATATTTTGAACTTACCGATCTTCGTTTTATCGCTAGTCTTACCAGATACCCTACTGTAAACATGACTACAAATTCTGCACCAAGTCCGCTTGTAGCAAGTGCATCCAGTACGCATCTTGGCGGTAGCCCGACCTATCCACAGTTTGATGCGTTCAATGCGTTTGATGCAAGTTCTAGTTCTAGATGGCATAGCACCACAGGCGGTTCTCACTGGATTCAAATCGATTTAGGTACTGGTAATGAAATTAGACCAAATAGCCTTGCAATGACAATCACTTCTGGTTCCGGTGATCGTCGCCCAAGCAGTTTGACGGTTAAAGGTTCAAACACTGGTGCATTTTCTGCACAAAATGCAGGCAATAGATTAGCCTGTGGTGTTATAACACTTAGAGATAACATGTAGGTAAAAGTATTACTATATAATAAAAGGTTACCTGACGTATAAATAGTTTTAACAAATTATAAAATAGGAATATTATAATGGCAAGAAATGGTTCAGGTACTATGAGTATCGACTATGCGGATTTCCAACCACGAACAAGTATTGTTGCTGACGAGCTAGATGCTAATTTTAGCACTATCGTTGCAGAGATTACTAACTCAGTAGCAGTAGACGGACAAAGTACTATGACCGGAGACCTTGCAATGGGAACCAATAAGATTACTGGGGTCGGCGACCCTACCTCCGCACAAGACGTGGTAACTAAAGCATACTTTGAAGCAAATGCAAGTGCTGGAGGTGCTGGCGGTGTTGGCGCATCTGGATATGTTTCAAACCTACTCTGGGGTTAAATTGTTTTAACTAATAATAATTTATATAAAATAAGGAAATATTAAAATGGCTGCACCAAACCTAGCAAGTCTGACTACAATTACTGCAAAAACAGGACTAACTGCACTTGCTGACACAAGCGCAACAACACTACTAAGCAATGCTGCATCTAGCGGCAAGGCTCTTAAACTATCTTCATTATATGTTTGTAACGTTGATGGTACAAGCAACGCAGATATTACTATTAAAGTACATTCAGCGGCTGCTGGCGGTGGCACAGGCTATGCTATTGCATCAACGATTGTTGTTCCAGCAGATGGTTCAGCAGTTATCATTGATAAAAACTCACCAGTTTATCTTGAAGAAGATAAGTCACTGGTTGCAACAGCCAGTGCTGGTGGCGACCTCGAATGTGTTTTGAGTTACGAAGAGCTTTCATAAAATGGCAATATATAGTTTTAATGGAGAATATCCTCAAGCATTGCCAGAAAGAATTCGTCTTAGCAATGGTCAAACAAGATCAGATAGCAGTACATTTACTGCCGAAGAAATTGCTGATGCTGGATATGTTGCTGTAGTCGAACCATCATATGATCCAACAACACATACATTAAACTGGGATGGCACAAATCTTACATCAAGACTTTATAACGATGCTGAAATTGCTGCTAAATGGGCAGAAATTAGAGCTACTCGTGACGATGTTTTATCTCAAGTTGATATAATGCATGGAGTTACTATTGGTGCTGATACTTATAAAGCCGTAGAAACCACTGTCGGATTACCCGACGATCAAAAAGCAGCAAAACAAGCACTAAGAGATATAACAAATCAAGATAACCCATTTGACATATCTTGGCCAGCGGCGGATGTTTTTTAATGGATAGATTAATTAGAATGGAAATGATTAATTATTTCAGCGCAGATAATAACGCAGTTTTAATGGAGACTAACAAAAGATGCCTAAAGTAATTGGATTCGATCCTGTAGACCTAGGATTTGGCGGAATGATTAATTATTCTGGTTCAGATAATAATAAAGTTTTAGATGATGTTAAAGATGGTGATTATCCAACACTTTTCGTACCAGAATCTTTTCGTTATCTAAGATTAGAGATAGTTACTGGTTCATATTTTGAACTTACCGATCTTCGTTTTATCGCT